GTGGTATGTTTACCTTTGGTTTTGAAACGTCCGATAGATCTATACAATTTGATAAAATTGCCTCTAATTGACCATATGTTATATCATCTTCATATTCAACGGTTTCCTTAGCTCCTTCCCAGTCTATTTCAAAGGTTTGAATAGTCATATAATATATTAAATAATGTAATTAATAAACCTATTGGTTAGTTTATAAGTTGGCTGCTTCTACTTTCACTGTCTTTAGTTGCCAGTTAATTTCTTCAAACACTGGTTCTGCTGGTTCAATACCAGATACACTGTGGTCTGTTATACCAAGATCATATCCAGTTATTTTAATAATTCTTTCAGCACTGCCTGCAAGTCCATTAGTGAAGTTTAATTCAAATTCTGGTGCATCGGTATCAATGTCTCCATATGTTTCCTTGTATCCAGTTCCTTTTAATTGTGCAATCACTGCATCTATCATGTTGTCATCTTTCCATGATGCTTGGAATCTTCCAGTTATTTCTAATTTTCTCTTAATTGCTGTAACTGCTTGGTTAGATCCTAATTGATAAAGTAATTCTCCATTTTGTGCAAAACTAATATCACATGATTGTATTTCTGCTACTATATCTGCACCAAGTTTTAATGAACCATGTGCAAATGTGAATGGTTTTGATGTCTCTGTTGGTACACCAGTGAAATCACCTGATGAGTTGCTTGGTGTGTCTTCCTTTCCATAAACAATATCTGCTGAACACTCTACAACATTTCCTACCGAGGCACTTATGTTCAAAGTATTCATAATACATCCCTTTAATGTTCTTATTAGATAATCAGTTTCTCCGTTAAATCCTATTTCTGTAGTAAATGTGTTTCCTATCCAAGTCTTTGCTGCTGAGCCTTGTGCTCCAGTTGAGCTTCCATATAAATATGGTTGTCCAATACTTCCATTTCCACTTGCTGCCGTATTTAATATTGATCTAAATAATTCATGTGATGTTTTATCGCCCAAAACAAAACCTATTCCTAAAGTTCCAGTCTGTTTTCCATAGGCATACTCTGATGCTTCAACCTGACCTAATTTATGAAGTGCCATTTTTGATGTGTTTAATGTCCAACCAGAAATTGCTGTTCTCAAACCGAATGATTTGTTAACTGTTGCTGTTCCAGCAAAAACATCTGGATTATCTCCATCTTCCCAGCCATAAGCTGCATATGCATACGAGCCTGTTCTTACCATATAACTGTTTTGCTTTGTTTGTATTTAAAGATTGCTTATGGGTTTATCCTTCTTATTGACACAGTAAGCACATGATTAAACATATTACGCATATATTGATTTCTGGAATATGATGCTATAACACGCAGATCGGTATAATCGTTTCCACCCCTTATCTTTGCCTTTATAATATCCATTACCTCTTTCACTATGTCATTATGTCTCACATCATTCTGATATGATCTAATATCAAGATCCACTGTTATGTCATGCCAATGATCTGTTCCATAAAGACCAAAATATTTGACATTTTCTGCCTTTGGTGTTATAATTATCTGATCTCTTCTATCATCTATGAATCCAACAGATCTTCTTTCCCAAGCTTTGCTTATTTGTGGTACTTTTCCAGCAGACCAGTTATCATTTAATATTGTGATAAGTTTATCAACTGCATCATATGAGTATGTTCCCATTAGGTTACACCACTCGTATATCTATATCCCTGTGTATATGGAAACTTTACATTAGTCCATTTTTCATTTGGACTGTAACTTCCCTTTGGTGGTCTCATTCTTCTAGTAATCTCATCCCATTCTGAATCTGTTAATGATGATGGTCTTCGCCCAACATACCATATTTTTCTTGATATTTTGAATGCAGTGGAATCAGCCAAATCATGTTTCTGTCTTGCAGTTAATGGTTTATCTTGGGTTCTTCCCTTTAAATCATTATATTCGTTAAGCAAGTCTTCATTTGTCTTTCCATCAAACTTTACTTCTTGTATCCACTGTTTTATTCTGTCAATGCTAGGTCTCTTGGTTGCTGGAAATATATAATTTTCATAATTTTCTGGAAGTTTTTCTTCTGGAAACATACCACTTTTTTGTATTATTGCAGTATCTGGTGGGTCTTCATACAGTTGCTCCTTTGGTCTGAACATTGCTTCAACCTTGTCAACTAATTCAACTATAGAGTTACCAGTTTCAACACTAAAGTTTTGTACACCTTTTGGTAGTTTAACTTTTACTTTTCCACCGTAAACATATGAAGTAAATCCACGATCTCTTAACATCTTTGCTGCCTTTGCTCTGAAATATTTTTCTAGCACTGGCATTATGGTATCACGAATATCTCCCTACGGTTATCGATACACTTTTCAATATCTTCCTCCCACTTTCTTTTGGATTCAGATACATTAGTCATACCACCAGTTGGGAGTTCGTCCATTCTAAAACTTGTATTTAGTAATTCGATTGATGTCATTTTTATTATAGCATCTTCTATGTCTAATGGGACTGTTGTATCACCAGCAAATTCTTGCCCACCGTATCTATAAGTAACCCTAACTCTGTTTTTTCTTAGGATAGAAAATATAAATCCTCTTAAAAATAATCTACCATACTCATATTCAATATCATACCACTGACCGTTTGATAAAATATCTTCCCATGTTGCTGAAGCACCCTGCCATATTTCTATCTTATCACCAGCACTTGCATCAAATTCATAAATATTTCTATGTTGTAAAAATACTGGTGTACCCCAGCCGTAAGTATAAAGTAGTGCCAGATCATGAACTTCTCGTGTTACTTTCTTAGAACGCCATGCATGTCCTATTCTTCTTTCTAATTCTTCTTCCTTTCTGTTGATGATTTTTTCAACCTGTGCCTTATTAGGAGTAGTATTAGCATTAATGGGGACTCTGAGAAAATCCGATACATCGCCAACTGAACAATAGGTCGTAGCCATATATAGACTAGTGTGGCTTTGTATTTAAAGATTTTACATTTACTTAAAAACAACTGTAAACTCGGCTGAGCCTGTAACATCTGCAAAAATACCACTTTCAAAACGTCTATTTATACCAACATATGTTCCCTGATTCTCAGAAAATATCGTAAATTCTTCTCCACCTGAGCTTGTTGTGCCATTTTTAAATATACATTTTGCACCAGAACTTCCAGTTTTTGAGACATAAACACTGACAATTACTCCATGTCCTCCTTTTATAAGTGTATCAGAATTAAAAGACACTACATTGTGGTTATATTCTACCATGATTATATGAGGATATACGAATATATAAACATTATAATACTAAAAATAAAAAAAAACGGCTGTTTTTGGACTCTAGTAGCCTATGACTAGAAACTCGAATATTTTTGAGTTTACTAAGTTTGATGAGTTTACAACTTCTGCCAAGATATTACCATTCCCTGAACCAGTGAATGCTTTGATCTTTTCATTAGTTTTGTCATATTCTACTACTAGTTTTGAATCTGTGAATGTTGGTATCACTGCAACTAGTGTAGATATTCTGCCCTCTTTGAGGTCAGCAGACACTCCGTTGGTTGCATAGTTATCAGAAGCACCGAAGGTGACTTTGATAGCATATACTCGCAACTTTGATGTCAAAGCTGCTTGCCATGAGAGAGTTTTCCTCACGTTAGCGTTTGTCCAATCTGATGTACTGATTGTTAATGCCATATAAAACTGTAGGAACTACCTATATATAAAGTTTAAAAAATAAAAAAAGGGGGTGGTTAATTAAAGTTTAATGTCTCTAATTTTACCTTGAGATTTGAAGTGTCTACAGACAGTTTCGCCCATTGTTCTGAATACACCTTTCTCAACAAATGCGTTGTTGACAAATGGGTATGCAGGGGTTCTTCGAGTTGCTTCGTAGTATTCGGTTGGAATTGCGATTTGGATTCCGATTCTTGGATAACCATATCCTTCTGCATCTGAGGTGTCCAAAGCAAATAGTCTTCCGATCTCTGCTGAGTCGGCTGAGTTGCTTGGTGCATCTTTTGATGGAATGAAAGGTATTCCATAAATGGAGTCTACGTGTATTCCGACACCAGTTCCTTTGAATGTTTGAATTCCGTTTACATCAACTTGTACTAATGCTTCACCGTATGGATTTGGAATACGGACTGAAGGCATGTATAAGCCTTGTATTTCGGAATAAACTTCGTGAGAACCTAGGAAAACGTTTGGATCTTTACCTGCTGCGATACGAATCTTTCGTAAGAAAGTTCTTAGAGTATCGTCGGTAAGAACACCGTTAGTACCTAATGTACCAGAAGCTGATTCTACGGTAGAATCAAAGTCAGTTCCAGAGTCTCTGTCGATGGTTGCGTTGGCTGCCCATGGATCATATAATCCAGTTTGTGAGCCACCTACTGCATCCTCTTCAGCATCGCTGGAGATGATTCTGTCTAGTGTTTCGAAGTCTTTTGTACCAGTGTTTGCTCCACTAGCACTTGCTGCTTCGGCTTCAACATCTGCCAAAAGCATTCTATTTAGGAACTCTTTGTGTTGTACAGCCATAAATAATCGGAGTGAACCAAGTCCTCCCCAAATATCGTCGCCTGAGTGTGTTGCCAACCATTCCATAACTTCTGATGCACTGAAAGGCAGTTGTGCTGTCTTTGGTCGTACATCAATTTCTTGTAATGTTGGTTTTACAGTCTCTGCGATTAAGCCACCTTCTGCTGTTCCACCTAAAACGGTATTAGCGTTTGTGGTGTTTAGCACTGGCTTTGCTGTAATAACCCTCCAACCCGATTTATCCCAAGGGTACTTTGGTAAGATACCAAAGGCATTGGCTTCGAGGTTAAGCTGTGCCCATGCATAAGCTCCAAAGATGGCATTGAATGTGCCTGCTGTGGAAGTTGTGACTGGTGCATCTGCTTTTCTAAGAAGGTTTCTGTTGTGTCCATAATAGAGAGCTTCTAGTTCGTCGATTGTTTTGATTTGTACCAATTTAGTATGCTCCTATTTCGTTCTCGGAAGGCGTGTAATACTTTCCAGCTAAGATGTTACGAGCTACTTGTGACAAGCCTTCTGCTCCTTGTTCTCTTGCATCTTTCAAAATCATTGATTCATCTTTTATAGATTTATCAACAGTTTCTAGTGCTGCATTTGGACGAGGGGTTTCGGTTGTAAAAGTATGCTGTGCTTTCTCAACTAATTCTGTATCATATGATTTTTGTTGCATTTTTAGTCCACCTTTATCTGATGCTGGTTTCTTTTCTCCAGATCTATCATCGTCTAATCCAGCTTGGATTGAGTTTGATTGATAGGTATCTGGAACAGTTACCTTTGCACCTACGTCGTCACTTGCTGCTGTGCCTTTTGGGCTCAATGGCAAGTCAGTTGGTGTCTCGAGTGCTTTCAATCTATTATTTAATCCACCTAAAGTTTCTTGCGTTGCTTTTTGTGTTTCAGCGATAGATTGTACCACTTCTGTCAATGTGTCAAAACCTGATTTTACAGTATCTTGGAAAGATTTTTCTACGTTCTCGCTGTCGTAACTTTTAGTTACTTCAACTTGTTCTTTAGAATTGTCTTCGTTGACCATGTTATTACTAAATGTATATATAGAGGGTATATAAAGATTTCTGATATATTTATATGTGTTAATTATTGCCAGAATCGTCTATTTCTTCTTGAATTTTCTTATCTTCTTCTGGGTTTTTTGATAAATGATCCCATTCATGCTTTTTATCTAAGAAAACTTCCCACGATTTCTTTTCATACTCTTCACCAATATGTTTAATTTCACTTGGGTATATATCTGGTGGTGTAACAAGATTTCTTAATTTATCTTTCACACCTTTATTTTCTAATAAAATTTCCAATGCCTTGTCAATTCCTTCCGTCCATTTAAGTCCAACTTTATCTGCACGTTCAGGGTATGTATATCCCTTCCAATCTATTTTCTCTTTATCAGTTTTATACTGTTTCTTTTGTGGAACTTTAGCCTTATCAGTTCTTCTTGTATCCCATGTAACTGTATTTCCTTCATTATGATCTACAAATGTAACATCTGCACCAGATACGTTATGTGATGCTCTACGTGGTGAATCTTTATGGTGTTGTTTATGGTTAGATACCTGTGTTTCATAATCTTCATCTTCATCATCAAATGGTTGTCTACATTGGGAACACTCCTTTTTTGCCTTTCCCAGTAATTCGTCTTTAGTATCCTCTTTCTCTTTTGGTACTGCTTGACCACCTAATGTCATATCTGCACCTGTTGTTTCATAAGATGATTTACTTACAGCATCGTCTACTTCATCTTTTACAAATTCTTTTGTTTCACCTGTTGCACCCTCTACAATACCACTACCAACTTCTGCTATTGTAGGAGCAATTCTTGCAGCCCCTGCTGCTATTGCACTCAATACCTTGTTTATATCTTCATTATGTTTCATTGATTGATTGATTTGTATGATTGTAGTGGTATCTTGACTTGTTTGTTTATCTGGATCATCTTGATTATATGCATCTTGTGGGTGTGCTCTCAATCCACCACCAGTTCCACTCATTGCTGTAGAACTACCTTCTTTCTTTGAAGGTTTTAATCCACCTTCTAATGGTACAACGTTAGTTTTAATTCCATCTTTAATTTCACCTACTTTTGTATCAATCTTTACTGGCTTTGCTATTTGTGTACTTTGTGATACTGTATTAGTCACTGTTGCTGGTGTTGTTCCATCAGCATTAG